TGTTGTATTCGACGCAGTGATGGACGTGACACGGTTGACCGTGTTCGCTGCGGGCGTCAGACCCGTTAGTGAAGTCGTACCATTGAACGTCCACGAGGTCGTCGCAGTCGCCGCCGAGGAAGGGATAACGTAAGCAGTATTCCCAAAAATACTTACTACGTTGACAATGTTCGGGTTTGCCATTTTAGAAACTCCTTAGAATCCGAAGATCATAGCCATCGCAATGGCCTTACCAGTTGAGATACCACCGCTACTCGTAGACCACGACAGCGTTCCCGAGCCGTCAGTCGAAAGCACTTGACCCGTTGTACCATCCGCAGCAGGCAGTGTCCATGCCACGTTAGTGGCAATCGTCGCAGGCGCTTTGAACGACACGTAGTTACTGCCGTTGTCTGAATCCTCAAACCACCGAATCTCTGCTGCCGTATCCGCCGTGCCCGCGAAGTTGTACGCGCCCGTGCCCTTGGCAGCAAACGACAAGCTGATGTTCGTGTCGCCACCTGTGGCCGCAATGCTAGGATTCGACCCTGTCGCTGCGTTACTGATAGTGACTTCGTTCACCGCTGACGCAACCGTTGCAGGGAATTTGATCAACTCGTTGCTATTAGCGTCCACCACCGACGCACCCGACGACAACCGCAAGTTACCCGTCGTCAGCGCAAGACTGCCCGTGGACACAACCACGCTGCCGCTGCCCTTTGGCGTGAAGTTCAAGTCAATGTTTGTGTCACCGCCCGACGCTTGAATCGCCGGACCCGCGCCTGTCGCCGCATTCGTGATCGTGACTTCGTTGATCGCAGAGCCCACCGCCGAAGGGAACTTGATCAACTCGTTGTTGTTCGAGTCCAGAATCGACGCCGCACTCGCAACCCGCACATTGTTCGCGGTAAAGATGATGTTGCCCGTGCCCTTGGGCGTAAAGTTCAAATCGATGTTGGTGTCGTTACCAGTGGCCTGAATCGCAGGACCCGAACCCGTCGCAGCGTTGGTGATCGTTACCTCGTTAACTGCCGACGCCACCGTCGAAGGAAACTTAATCAACTCGTTGTTGTTCGCGTCAATCACCGAAGACGCACTTGGCATCTTCAGGTTTCCACCCAACTGCAACGAGGACAAGAAGTTGATCGTCTCGCCGACATCCGTGCCGTTGTTATAGACAAGAACTCGTCTACCATTTGGCACCGTAACGCCAGTCTGGCCCGCCACTTTTACCGTGACATCAAAACCACCTACCGAGTTATTGAAGACCAAATAAGGCTTCTCAATCGCAGGCACTGTGACCGTGCCCGCGCCCGACAACGTCGCGGTGATGTTCAGCACGAACGCACGGAAGTCCTGAGCAGCGTTGGAGTCTGCATACGGCATGGTGTACGCATTGGCCGAGAAGTCCGCTGTCTCCAGCGTCGCCATGCCCACAACGGCCTGTTCGAGGCCTCGCGATCCCGCACTCGAGCTACCCCAGTTATTGTTGGTGGTGTTGCCCCATGTGCCGGACTGTTCACCATCACCAATAAGCTCAATCTTTAAGGTACTAAATGTACTTGCCATGATCTTTCCTTATGCCGCTTGTTGCGTGTCATCCACCGTTACCCAGTTTGGCGACTGGGAATCGCTGACTACCGTCCACGTCGTTACCTGCCCATCGTTCACTGCGTTCCAGTCGGCTGTCTGCGAATCATCAATCAACGACCACTTCAAGAACGCAATCGTACCAACCGCACCTGTCGCCCCTACCCCGGTGACTACCTCCGTGTTATCCACACGGACTGTCGCCGTTCCCATCAAGCCGGTTCCCTCTACGCCTACCGGGAATACCTTCTTAACGACAAAAGCGTTTACATCGTTTACTTGGCCCGTTCCTTCAACGCCGACAACCGGTACATCGATGTCATACGACGGAGTAACCTGACCAACTTCACCAACGCCCTCAACCCCAACCGGCGTCACATTACTGCTAATTTGGAACGCTACCTGCCCCGCGTCACCCAGCCCCTGTACCCCACTTGGTACATAGCTTATCTTCGGCGTAGGAGCAGAAACTGCACCCGTTCCTTCAACACCCGTAACATTGAAAACTACACCGATGATAATACTTACGGTGCCTACATTACCAGTGCCAACAACCCCTGTTGGGACCACTTTCGAAGTAACCGCTACAGTGCCAACCGCCCCCGTAGCCGATACCCCAGTAACCCCATAACGAACCAGCGGAACAACATTGCCCACCGCGCCCGTGCCAGATACCCCCGTGGGGATAACCGCATCCGTCACCGAAATCGAGACCGTTCCAACCGCCCCGGCGGCACTAACACCTACCACCGTTGGACGTACTACCGGAACACTCGTCCCCACCGCGCCCGTGCCCGCGACCCCCGTGACCGTGTAAGAAATCGCCTTAGCGACCGTTCCTACCGCCCCCGTGCCGACAACCCCGGTAACGCGCTCAATGACGCTTGGTACTACCGTTCCTGCACTACCACTACCCGATACCCCAGTTACCGTCTCTACAACCGCTACAGCAACTGTGCCTATCGCTCCGGTGCCCACCACCCCAACCGGGATGACCGTGTCACCAACAACCAGTCCTACCGATCCTACCGCCCCCGTCGCCGCTACGCCACTTACGGCATAGAGGACAACCGGGGTAACTGTTCCTACCTGCCCTGTGCCCTCAACGCCAGTGACGCTGACAACAGTGCCAGAGACGAATCCGCCCCAGCCGTTGTCGCCCCACGCATCCGCACCCCAGCCGTTTGCAGAGATAGGCAAGCCGCTCCACGAGGAGTCGCCCCAGCCATCATCGCCCCAAGCCGCTGCAGGTACGGACACATTTTTTCCTTACTCAGGCAATGCGAATAATGGCAGTAGCAGCAGCTGGTGCTGGGAACTGAATCTGGAAGTCACCCGAACTCACCTGCTGGTCACCACCAAAGCTCAATACCGCGCAAGCTGGATCACCCGCTGCAGTGTCGTTATAGATAATCGCGCCGCATGTTGTAAACGTCGCAGTGGACCACGTGGTGTTGTCAAAGTCGCAGACCGCTGTGGTGCCATCCGCTACAGGCGTGACAGAAACCAACGTGTTACCACCCGTGGTATAGCCACTACCGTTAGGCAACTCATCCGAGTTACCAGTCAAATCGGTGTAGCTGGTCGTTGCCGCACCATAGGTGCCCGAACCTACTGCAGTTGCTTTCATCAAAGCAATCTTGAAGGTATTGCCCGTGGAAGCGGTAAAGTTGTGAACTGCCCGCAGAATCTCTACCTTGAACGAGGTAGGCATGGCAGTGGTTACAGAGATAGGCATATCAATCCTCCAAAAGTTTTATAAGCTCAGGGTGCCCCGCTTCGCGAAGGCGGTTTGCAAGCGTGGTGTTGTGAGATGCAACGGCTTGCCGCATGTATCTCACCAATACCGCACGTATTTGGGTTTTAAAAGCTTCCGCCTGTTCACGAATGACAGGGTGGGAACCTTCCCCAATATAAACAATCTTTTCCAACGCCATCTCGGCTACTTCTTCTGGCGTGAATCCACGTCCAGAAACCATAACCGCCTTGATGTCGCCTAGTAGTACGCCGCCGCCTATCATGGTCCGGGTGACTCCGATTTAACTTTCAAACGTATCATGCCGTCTCTGTATTCATCACGACGACGGCGACCCTGCTGCTCGATACCCAGACCCTGCAGCGCCTGTTTGTAGCTATTCTCAAAGTAACCCAGCATATCCGTAGGACCTTTTGTATAGCTGTAAGCCTGCACCAAGCAAGCATACAAAAGAGCCTCTGGTGCGTTGTCACTCACCCACGTATTCGGGTTTGTGGAAGACAACTGCGCTGGACGATAGATATAGCCAAGCTCAACCGCAAAGGCTGAGCCCGGTGTCGGAGCAACATAAAAAGTGTTTTGATCCCAAACCGAGTAGTACTTCGGTGTCCCTGTATCGGAACCATCCGGCCAGTACTCCTTCATGAAGGACGTATCGCGGAAATCAAGGAAAAGCTGGTTGTTGCTCGCATCCGTCAACATCAGATAACGGTGCGTCAAGATGTCTGTAGGCGTGGACAAGAACTTATTGCCCGAAGTCATCGTGCCACTGACTTCCTTCTTGAAGACATCCAAATCGATGTCACGAAGAATCCGGTTCTCCGCCATCGTAATGAACGTATTGATCACCGCGTTCGTGAAGACATTGCTCCCGACCTCGGTGTAGTTCCTGATGTTGGTAACCAGTTCGTCGTAAGTCATGGCTAAGTTATCGCTATTGTTACCGCCCCTACCGCTCCATACCCCACTGGCGGAGCCTGAAGCGGATAAGGACGCATGTCCGTAATGTTCTGCGCAGCATAAATACTGCCCCTACTTTGAAACGCCGAATCCGCAGGCATTCCGACAAACACTGTCGTAGGTTCAAGACGATCTGGCCTTGGCTCCTGTATCGCAATCGCATCGCCTTTATAACGAAGCGGCTCCAACTGCGGTTCCTTCGGCTCGTAATCGTCAGGACAAACCTTAAACCCACGCCAGTTCTTCTTTAATACATTGTACGGGTAGCGCTGACCACAGTAGTCACACAACCCGAACGAAAATTTGCCTGTAGCAAATGCCACACTACGCCCCTACCTCAGGAACAAAATACGCACTAGCAGTATCTCGATCCTCTGCCGCCGCACGTGCAAACTCTTCTTCGTACAGCTGCTTCATCATGACCGTGCGCTCAGGCGCGTACTTCAACGATAAGTAATACGATAAACCTGCTGCCAAGCATGGCAAGAACCTGAAGTTCACGTCTGCCGTGTTGGTGTAATCCCCTGCATCCTGCATACGACGAATGCGGTAATACCGCAACTGGTAATTCTGGTCCGGCGTAGGATACAAAAACACCTTCGGTACATTGGTGCGCTGGACGTAATACTGCGCAGGTTGCGCCTGCGTAGTCTTATCCGGCACGTTCAAATACTCCGCACGGCTGATGCGCTCAATGATGATGTCGGTTGCAGGCGTCTGTCCAGTCAGACGGATCACTGCTGACAACACGTTAACCGTATCAGTCGGCAAAGATATTTCTGTATCCCCTTGTACAAGGTTGTATGTCGCTAGTTCAATGGTCCACAGGTTCAGCCCACGGTTAGCCCATTCCAAGAACATCAAGTTCAAGGATCGACGAGCGGTCGAAAGCTGTTTGCCGTTGGTCATTTGCATGCCCAAACGCTCAAACGCCTCCTCGACCAAGTCGTCGATTTGTAGGTCAAAAACTGTTGTACCGGAAGTAGCCATTACTCTTTGTACAAGTTATCAAACGTCACATCGGGGTCCATGTAACTATCATCCTGCTCAGCACAGTGAATCCACTGGCTCGGTCTAAAATCAGGAGCGCCGTTTCCAGTCTCCCAATAAGCAGGACTTGTCACACGAACACGGTTATTTGGCAAAGCCACAATGTTCCCGGTCCACTTGCCCGCATCGGTCAGCACCAACACATGGCTTTGTTTGTGTTGCGCCGGACAATCAGCGATCTCGCTCTCCGCATAATCCACCGTAAACAAGTAGCGCCCCGTGTAAAACTCACCTGCTATCTTGCACAACCACGGACTCGGGCCTGTGCGGGCAAACTTGACTACTGTGTGATGATGCGAAGGGCAGTCCCATGGTTGCGCAAGATGCGTTGGCATCCGTTCGGGCCACTCATCCAACCGAATGTCCCCAACTAACGCCGTGATCGGCATCCTCGCCCACATGGCACCGCCATGCACATTTTCTGATCCATCTGCATCGCTCTCACAACCTGTAAAAACTAGTTGGAAGCTCAAACAGCGGTCAGGCATGGTGTTTACCGCAATCGCCATCGCATGCAAGTATTCACCATGGTACTTCTGATGCATGTGAGTAAATTCACGTCTCACCCAGCACTTGAAGTACGGGATATTACCCATTGCCATGCGCTTGTGCTGATTCACAGCACCACCTTTGGCATAGCGAGAAGCTTCTTCTCTTTGGCGCTTTTTATCAAATTCTTTTTCGAGATTAATTCCTTCTCGTGCTTTTGCTTCTACTTCTCGGTCTTTTCTTTTACCGCTTTCAGTTCCTACAATGCGGTTTACGTCTTCCATGACCTTTTTAACGCCACCTGCATATTCTCCTGCGATCCCTCTTGCCATGCGACCTACTGCGCCACCTTCAGCCATCATGATTGGACCCGAGGTCTGGCTAGTCTTCGACAGCATCTTGTTGCGAGGACCTTTTTCTACTGCACCGCCGCCTTTGGTAGCGGCACCCATTCCACGTCCAGCCATGATTACTTTCCTTTCTTCATAGCGGCAATCAGGCTCATGCCACGACGTGGGCGAGCGTCTGCCCCTTGTCTACCCTTTACAGCGTTAGATACTGCTTGCGCAATCTTTTTCGACAACATTTTGACCTCCTATCGACGTTCTATTAAACGATCAATCTTCTCTTCCAGACGATTGAATCGCTGGTCGATATGCTCAGTAATCTTATCTACTTCTGCCTTTGTCACAGTATCGCGAGCAATCTCCTCGCGAGTGCGATTAAGCAAAATTGTGATGCGCGCAAGCTCACTAAACTTCTCATGCATGATGTAACCCAGTACACCCACAAGAAGCGTTAATGCTGCACTCCAAATCTCTACTAGCTGCACCGCATACTCCTCAACATTTCCACCGACGCCGCGCTTGGCGGATACGGCTGTTTGGGTCCTTTGCTGCCTCTGGGTACATCTTCATCTGCCCCTCAGAACGTGCGCAAAACGACTTACGACGCTTCGCGCGCGCCCCCGATGGATTACTTTCAGTCACAGCGGTTTGGAGCTTGCTGCCCGGATTAGCACGACGATAAGCAGCAACACCTTGCTTCGTCATGCCCGCTCCAGACTTGGTGGATCGAAAATTCCCCGACTTCACCGAAGTAGCAATGCCCATTCCTTTGGACTTTTTCGTCGCCATCGTTAGACAGCTGCGCCGCCCACAAACAACAACGTGACGCTTTTTACTTCGGCATCTGCGAGGTCAATAAAGACGCCGCTTGAAAAAAGAATACCGTCGTCTGGGAAGATCAAATCAACTGCACCTGCCGCAGCAGGAGTGTTAATCGTGATCAACGCCGTACCGCCACTTGTGCTTCCGTTCTTTAGCGAAAACGACGACGCAGTGTTACTGCAGGTGTAGTACACCCCTTGAACACGTGTCCTGCCGCTAATGGCGTCATCCGAAGTTGTCTTCGTTACCGCCGAGATATCACTTGCAAAGCTCATAGGGTCGCCTACAGCAGCACCGGTCACGGTAATGTTTGCGGAATCCGCTGTGGTGTTAGCCGAAAGGGAGGTGAAATCGATGGTTGCCGAGGTTTTGAGTACGGCGGTAAATGTTCCACCGATGCCCCCGATGAAGCCGTTGTCAGATGCGACTGGGCCTGAGAAGCGTGTCTGAGCCATTATATGGTTCCTCTTAAATGTTGATACTTAATAGCAAGCTTTCGAACAGAACTGATGTCTGCGCCAAGTTGTCTTGCACGTTCTGCGTAAGACATTTCTGGATTATTTAGAATAAAACCCAGCTTTGCAACGAATTTCGGGTCTTGCTGAAGCCTTGCCATTTGTGCTTCTGACAGCGTTTTTCGGTATTCCGGGCTTTTGTAATCAAAGGTCGAAGCCCGCCTGCCCAGCCGTATTTTTTCCCTTACCTCTTCACTATGCGTTTTACCACGCATCGGAGCCTTGGCAAAGTCTGCAACATTGTAGACCGTCTTTTCTTCAAACCACGCATCATTTTTTAAGAAGGCTTCTTCCAACTGGTCCAACTCGCTCAAGTCCTTACACTCTATTTCAATAGACCCATAAAAACTAGAGAGACCGTATTTGTTAAACGCGTTTTGCAAGTGAGAGTTGGGGTGTTTGTTATTTCGTAACAGCCTGAAGTGTTCCCTTAATCGTTTTTTAACCCGTTGCGACTGGCCGACATAGCACTGCCCTGTCGCAGCGTTAACTATCTTGTAAATGCCGCATACATCATGCTTGTATGGCATAAACAACTCCTTTTCATCTAGTTCTTGCCATTTTACGACTAAAAAAAAGGGGAGCCGAAGCTCCCCTTTTTCTCTTAGGCCGCGCCGGGCGAGCCGAAGATACCGCGCCAATCGGAGAAGCCGAAGCTGTAACGCTCACGCGCCTTGTAGCGCATGTTGCCAGTTTCGAAATCACCTTCAAAGGCGGTCTTCATGTTTACACGTTCAAACATCTTCATGCCGTTCGGAGGTTGACAGTGTAGCCCTGCGGAATCATGCCCATGTTCTTCAGGGCGTTGATGTCGTTGTCGGCAGTGCCAACACGCAGAGTGGACTTCATGATGCGATCCGCAGTGAACTGAAGCTCTTTCGGGATGATCAGCTTCAGGCCTTGGATTGCGATCTTCAGGTTGCGCTCGTCAACCAACGACTGGATGTCGATGATGGCCTGTTCCAAAGAAGTCTCGGAAAGGTCAGCAGCGGTTGCCAGTTCGTTTTTCTGGTCTGGGCCACCAATGATAGGGTGATCCGTCGAGCACAGAGCAACGCCGTCGCCACCAATCGAGGTGGTGAAAGCGCCGTTCAAGACCGAAGCGGCCTTGATCTGCTTGGTAGTTGCCATCGAACGGGCCAGAGCGAGGGTGTAACGACGAGCCAAACGGTCGTACAAGTTATCTTCCACCGCTTCTTCCGTCAGAGAGAATGCCAGAGCAATCGTCTCGTGGGTGTAGCGAGCGGTAAAGACTTCCTGAGCGGTGTCGTATGCCAAGCCAGCACCTTCGGTTTTGACCGGAGCCTCACCGAAGCCAGACAGCATGACTTCCTCTTCAAATGCACGATCTGACGACTCAACGTCGTAAATCTGCAGATGCTCTTGCTCATAGTTTTTGTACTCAAGGCCGAACAGGGCGTTCAGGCCGGGCTCCAACTCTTTAACTAGTTGTGCGCGTGAAATAGCCATGATTTAGCTCCTATTAGGTCAGGCCAGCAACACCAATGCTGCCGTACTGATGCGCATTGATCTTTACGACGACTTGGGTGAAGTTTTCACCTAAGGAGTTGTTGGGTGCGTTGTACAGACCAACAATCTTTAGGACCAGTGTGTTAGTAGTCAGGATAGTGGACGAATCCAGTTCCATCGCAGACAGACCAGTGATGTTGCTGCCTGCCGTAGCAGTAACAGCAGCGTTCTGACCAATATCTGCTTGGACGATGTCTTCATCAGCCTGAACTAGGAACAGTTGATTAGGATCGTCAAGCACTTCAGCCAGAATCTGGCCTGAAGTGATGTTCACCGAACCCGGATAGTACTGCTTCCAAGTTGGCTTACCGGTTGTTGGATCAATGTAGTTGCAACCGTTAAATACGCCAACTGCGGTGGCGTGAGTGCCACTAACGTACTTAACAAGATAGCCACCAACAAGAGTGACTAGGTCACCCTGATAGATAGCGCCTGCTTGGTTGTCCGCAATGACATAGCTGTACTGCTTCTGGGCACCAGTAGCAGATAGATTGCCAAGAGGACGAAGACCAAAGGCTTTATCGACGTTTGCCATTTGTCTATTCCTTAAAAAAGTTTACTCGTCAGCCTTCGGACTTCCGAAGACTGTTCGGGACTGACGGGACGGCTTGGTGATACGCATGCTGTCATGCGCATTTGATTTCATCAAGTCGTTGTCAACAGCTTGCATTTGGTCTCGGGACCGTGAGCTGTAATACGCATTGCGCTCTGCTACCGTCTCCTCAGGAATTCGTGCTAAAAGCAAACTTCCCACACCGAGAACCCCGGCGTGTCGGTTGCTATCCATCGGAGTGCCAAGAAAGTCAGGGTACTCGTCGGCACGTACCAACTCATATCCCTCACGCAGGCGAGAAGCCACGTTAATACGGTCATCGTATCCGTTTGCTTCCGCTCTGATCCAACGATGCTTATAGCCCGGAGGAGCAGGAGGCGCATCCAGCTTCGAAGGAGGAGCCCACGGTTTGCGGCGCGCAGTTGCGGTACGGCTTTCGGCTTCCCGCGACTTACGATTTAATGAAGGCACGTCAATCTTATCCATGGTCTTACTCCTTAACGTATTTGGCGTATTCCTCTAACGGAACACCAAGTTTTTTGGCAATCGCTACCTGACTTGGGGTCAGTTTCACGCTGCGGCGCGCTGTATTAACTCCCGACGAGCGGGTTGCAGGAGCAACGGAATGCGCGGACCGTACTCTCTGTTGTTTTTGGGGCGCAGACGACGCGTTTCCTTCTTGGAACTTGTGAGGGAACGCTTCGCGGATACGCCTGTCCAGTTCATCATAATACTCCTCGCTCTGGGGGTCAAATCGTTCCTTATTGACCAACTGAGCATGGATACCAAACACGGCATGTGTCATCGGCACATCAGCACCGAACCACGGGTTCTGCTCCGCCCACTCCTCAGCACGAGGATCAGGCTCAGACGCCTGTTGCTGGGCGGGTTGCTGCTGTTGCAAAGCCTGTCGCTGCTGGGCCTGATACGCCGCAAGCTGTTCCTGCTGTTCACGCTGGGCTGCAGCCTGTTGCACCTGCCGCTGATCCATCATGATCGCTGTCAAACGCTCTTGCGCCTCAGTCTCCGTGTCAAAATCGCCTTCTTCACGGGCCTGACGGATCACCTGCTTTAACGCAGCGATCTGAGTATCCATCCGACCCTTGGCTTCGTTCAGTCGTTCCGCATCCGTGTGACGGAATTGCTGCTCCAACTGCGTTGCCCGTTGCTGGACGTTCTTGGCGTACTCAATCGCTGCCTGTTCGCGACGCTCCGTCTCTCGTAAACGCGCTGTCAGCTTCTCAATGCGCTTACGAACACCGGAACTGTACTCATCCAAGTCCTTGGCGTGTTGCTTCTGCTCCTGCGACTGCTGCGGCGGCTCAAGTTCTACCTCTGGGGCCTGCGGAGCGTCCGCCAAGACAGCATCAGAGCCATCTTCGTTCATTTCAATCGTGGCTGGACTCTCGTCGTCGCCAATACTGAACTCTAGTTGTTCATTTGACATGTGTTTCTCCTTTAGAGCATGTGGACAATGTCTTCGGGATTGGCAATCGTCGCCAAAACCTCGTCATCGTTGATAAGGCGTATCTCGCCGCCCTCAATCGGAATGCGCGAACCCGCATAGCGACCGAAAACAATCCAATCCCCCGGCTTGCACCACGGGCCGTCTGGAAACTTGCTCTCGTCGCAGTACGCCAACGGACCTACCTCAAGCACATAGGCACAGGTAGTCGCCAGTTGCGTCTTTTTCTGCGTCTCCTCTGCAATCGCAATGCCGCCCTTCGTCACTCGGGCCCCGCGATAAGGCAAAAGAGAAATACGCCAGCCCGTCGGACGCGGGAGATGGTCGCGAACGCTCTCGTTCAACTTCACCTCGTCCAACTGGCCTTCATCGTTGAAGACATCGTCGATGGTTGGGGCCCTATTCTGTTGCTGCTCCAACCACTTGCGCTCCAAAGCAGTCAAGTTGTCTTGCTTCTCTTCTACGGCTTCCATGCAGTCCTCCTTAGGGGTTAGTCCATCTCACTAAACTTCTTGAGGCGTTTAGAAGTCACCGAGCCATTCAACACCATAGCTTCAGTGTCAGACCTCAGTGTTCGCAGGTCCTTTAGAACTGCTTCCGCAAATTCCAGCATGGTAAATCTCCATGAGAGCAGACGGTTCTAAGCTACCGTCTGGAAAGCTTGAAAATCAATAAATCTTAACCGGGTTATTCCCGTCTCTTTTCTTCACAATCATCGCAGGGCCCTGCACACCCTTCATCGCACCGCCCTTAGCCTTTTTATTCGACTTGCCAGCAGTAGACAAAGCAATCGCAACCGCCTGTTTGTTCGCTGCCTTCTTGCTCTTGGGCTTACTCGTGCCTATCGAGCCACTTTTCTTAAATGCACCCATCATCTCGCTGATATTGCCCGAGATCGTCTTCTGGCTAGAACCCTTTTTAAGAGGCATTTTGTGCTCCTTGCTGTTGACTGACTTGGTTAAGACGCTCTCGCGCCACATCCGCTCGTAACATCGCAATATTTTCCTGCGACTGCACACGTGCCATGTTAGCGCGCTGCACCTCCGCTGCCTTTTGCTTCTCTACTTCTAACTTCGCACCCTCAATCTGGATACGCTGGCTGTCCGCCTGTGCACGTTGCTGGATTTCTGCCTGCTTCAGCTGCACCACAGGGTCAGGACCCTCACCAGACAGCTGCGCTTGAATGCCACGCAGCTCCATCATGGCCTTAGCCACTTCCAACGCGATCATGCCCTCCTTCTGGATCGGCGACACCATACGATCAGGGTCCGCACCATACTCCGAGAACAACTGCGCCTCGACAATCTCCTCCGCCTTCTTGCGCACGTGATCCAAAATGTGCTTCTGCAGCGTCATCGCCGCCTGCGGGTTCGCCTGCAACATCGGCGACATGCCCATGATCAAATGCGACAAGATATGCGCGTCATGCTGCTGACCAGAGAACGCCTTCAACTCCATCTGATCCAATACATCCGCGTTTTCCTGCGCGGGGTCCTTCGGCATCTGCGTATTCTGCGGCCTCAAGATGCCATCAATGTCTCTGACGTTCATCGCCGCATACACACGGTAGTACGCCTCGTACATGTTGTGCATCATCGGCGCTTGCTTCTTGATTTTTCTCGACGCACCCGGCACCTCATACGGATATTCGTCCGGCAGATACTTACCAAAGCCCTTGGCAAGCAGTTGGAACTCCATCTTCTGCGAATAATGCAGGCGCTTGTGGATGGCCGACATCACCATCGAGCCTTTTTCCATCAACGCAATGGTCGTACCCACCGCCGCCATCTGATTGCCTTCACCCACCTGCATGTCAGCAATCGATGCCAAGCGTTTGCCCGCATCCACCACAAAACCAAGCAACGAGAACAGCGTCTGGCTCGGTTCTTTGTACGGCAACGGCAACAACGACGCCGTCAACTCCGCACCACCCGCATCAATGTCACGCCATTCGCCCGGCTGAATCGGATTATCGCTATCTGCGATACGCGCACCCTTCGCTTTGAAGCCCGCAGGCAGATTCGAGAGCGTTCCCGCATCCAACAACTGCCGCATCGCCATCGTAGCCGTCTTCGACAAGCCACCAATCAGATGCACAAAGCCCAAACCATACGCGCCCAGACCCTCAACCAGCACGTAATGCACAAACGCAGGGATGCGAAGCTTTAAATCGTCGTCCTCTTCCCAATTTCGACGCACACCGACCACGCGACCGCTGACTTCTTCAATCGTAATCAAGAACGGCAGCTTAATTCCCGTCGGCTCACCATCCTCATCGACATCTTCAAAGCCCGGCACGTCATAATCAACGTGCATCTCAAGCAAAAACATCTCTTCGGCTTCGTCAGATGGCGTTAAACCCGTCTGTTTGTCTATCGCCTGCGAAATATCGCTCGCTGTCGGGTCAAAAGCCTCTGCTTGCAAGTCCAAATCAAGGTACTCACCCGCCAAAACACGCTTCTTAAACTCGTTCGTGGACATCGCCACACGATGCGTGACCCGTGAGCATTGGCTCATGACACTTGAGCCGTAATACGGGATGTACAAATCGTCCGCCAAGACCAATTTGGACACCATCCGACCCAAATAACGGTCGTAATACACCTTCTTGAACACCGATCCACCATAACCAAGGTAGAAAAGCGCCTGATCAAACTCCGGTGTGTACTCCTCCATCACCGTCGTTAGCTGGTAATTCATGAAATCTTGCACACGCGAGGCCTGCTGCGCCTTGTCCAAGGTCTCCTTACCCACAATCTGCGTCCTAACAGGACCACTGGACGGCATCAACTCCTTCATCGCCTGTGCTTGGAACTGCACAATCGCCTCAGTTAACATCGGATGCACTGCCCCCGCCGCACCACGGAAAGGCTTGGTCCGCTCTTCAAGCTTCAAGCCCAACAGATCAAGGCCCTTGGAGTACATCGTCTCCCAGTCCGACCGCGATGACTTGTCCGCCTCGTACAACGCC